GGACACCATCCACAGAGACGTCAGGAACCCGCGTCACAGCCGTCCTAGACCGCCCAGAGGTGCTTTACCAGGGCGCAAGGTCCATTGGTACAGGATCATCCACTTTGGGCGCTTACGCGGTCTTACAAGGCACGACCGTCCTCAACTATCTACAGCAGGTCAACACCTCCGAACAGGGATATCTCTATTCGGCAGCCGACGGAACCCTCACCTTCAAGGGCAGATCAAGCGTTCTCAACCCCGTCTCAGGAGCATCATTCACCACCGACGGCACCGGCATCCCATACATGACCCTGACGAACCAGTTCGGATCAGAACTGCTCTACAACTACATCGTGACCCAATCACCCGCAGGAGCAGCACAAACCAGTTCAGACTCAACATCCATCAACCTTTACCAGGCGCAAAACTACAACCTTCTAGCGCTCCTGAACTCAACGACGTCAGAGGTTGCAGGTCTCGGCGCGTACCTTCTCGGCAAATATAGAAACCCCGTCCTTCGATACACAGGCGTCAGCGTTCAACTTGCAGCGCTCACTTCAGCGCAATGGTCGACCATCTTTGCCATCGACCTCACGTCAATCGTCACAGTTCAGAAAACATTCAACACCGGAACACCGCTAACAGACTCTCAGACTTTGATCGTGTCAGGAATTGACCACCGAATCACCCCAGGATCCCATATTGTTCAATACCAATTTGAGTCAACCGATCAAAACGCATACTTCACATTGAATGACGCCATATTCGGTACCTTGAGTACTACAAACCTTCTCAGTTTCTAAAGGAGACAAAAAAACATGGCAACAGCAACCAACCTTCCCGCAGCCGCAGTCGCAGGAGATATTCTTACCGCCTCATACGTCAACAATCTAAGAGGCGCATTCCGCGTCCTTCAAGTAATTCAAGGCACCTATGCAACGTCAATCAGTTCGACCAGTTCTTCTTATGCAGATACAGGCTTGACAGCAACAATTACCCCGCAAGCAACCACAAACAAAATTCTTGTCGTTTGTAACCTGACCGTCTACAACACGGCAGCAAGCACAAGCGCGGCACTAAAACTGCTCCGAGGTGCAACAACAGTCGTGAACAACACCGGCTACGCCTTCTCAACCGGTGGGTCTCAATCAGCCGACCCGATAATTATCGCATTAGATAGTCCTGCATCTATTGCAGCCCAGACATACAAACTTCAATATGCTCGCGAGTCGGGCGCAGGCACCGTCTTTGCGTTTCCGAACAACAACACCGGGCAAATTCTTTTGATGGAAATCAGCGCATAATGACTGTTGGAAACCCACCAAAAGCCCTGATTCTGTTGGTCGCTTTACTTTCGCTGGTACTACTCATGGCAATCGGCAAAGTAACTAACGAAGCAGGAATGCCCATCTTGACCGCAATTGTGTTTTACGGAATCGGGAACGGCGTCGCAGCAAAACAAGGTCAGCAGTCACCCAAAATCTTTGAAACAAAAAACAAAGAATGACATCCACAAAAAAGCCATACGCACCCGCAAAAACACCCTCAACAGGGAAACGTGCAGGAACGGAAAAGTTCTCCGACCTGTGCAGACGACGCACATCATGGTCATTTACCAACCTCGGCACATGGGTTGTTCGCGACATCCGAAACAAGCCAGGAGTCATGAGTCAACATTCAGCCGGACTTGCGCTCGATCTTCAATACTCAGACCGCGCAATGTGTCTCGATGCAATCGACTGGCTCATCGCCCATACCGACGAACTCGGCATCTCGCTCGTCAATGACTACCTGTTCGGCAAATACGGACGGACATGGATATGTGACCGCGCTGCATGGAAAGTCCATACAACCGACACCATCGGGATCAGAGGCTCATGGATCCACATTGAACTCCACCGCCTCTTTGCAGACAATCCGACGCTCGTAGAAACCAACTGGCGCAAGATTCCGCGTCCATAGAACGCTTGGAGATGTCATTCTCTCCTTGCCAGGCTCCAGAGGTTCGGTTGTTTCCCTCCTTGCCTCTGGGGTCGTATCCGCCACTATGACCCTCTCTTGTGTTACAACATCGAGACACGTCTAGCGAAGGGAAACGCAATGACATACGAGCAATACCTCGTCACATTCACCACAGGATGGTTGGCTTCATGGGCTTACTTCAAAATCCTCAACCGGTACTGGAAAAACTGATGCTCCCCACCTGGGGCTATCTTCCGTTACTGTCTAAAGACAAACTAACCCTCGTCCAAATCTTCACGGATCTGGCAACAGGAGAACATCTCAGAGTCACAGTCGCCACAAGGCGCGCTCCCTGGCTGACCTGGTCTCCGCCAACAGAAGTTGAAAAGGTTGAATCGTAGAATTATGGCAATCGCCCTCATCACCGCATTATCCATCCCAACGCCCGCATTGGCAACTGCGCCTCATGACCCATTCCACAAATATCACGGCGTCCTGCCAGACGCCTACTACGACAAACTCGCCTCCTGCGAAACTGGCGGAAATTGGCAACACAGCACAAAGTCCTACACCGGTGGACTTGGCATCTACCGAGGCACCTGGCAACGATGGTCAGACTCCACAAGCGCTAAAGGGCATACGCCCGTCGAGCAAGTCAAAGTCGCAGACGCAATTGCATTCAAGTCCCACATCAACCCAGACGGAACAAAAGTCTGGCGCGTTGGACCCTGGGGATGGGGATGCGTCAAAGGGCAAAAGTCGCTGCAAAAGTACATCTGCCAATCCCGACACAGGGATGTCGCAAGATGGAAACGCAACTGCGCTACAGTCCACAAAGACAATTAGATACAAGTGAGGGAAACACTATGGAATTAACCACCGACGAGATCATTGCTCGTCTCATGAACTACTCCGTCAAATTAGACGGCGAAATGCGATTCGAGGAATCAGCGACATTGTCGCAAGCCGTCGCACTAATCATGAGCCTTCGCAACGCAACGGAACGCCTCCGGCATCCAAGCAACAAACAAATCGTGAGCGCAATCAGAAGCCAAGATGTTGACGAACTCAGGCAAGTCATCGACTGGATTATCGAGAACCCGTCATGAACGCATACGTCGGAGGAATCAACATTCACAACGTCACCGCAGAAAATCTCAAATGCGAACTCATGCACCTTGAAAAGTCAACCTGCATCACAATCACAGTTGGGATGACAACCGTCCACTTCTTCATGGATAATGACCAGGTAATCGCAGTTAAAAGGATTCTTGGATCATGAGCATTGAAGATTACGAACCAGTCAGTTCCAGGCTTGCGCGGTTCTGGGAGAAACATCCCGAAGGTCGAGTCATCACAAAACTTCTGACCTTTGAAGGTGACCGCGTTATCGTCCAGGCTGACATCTATGTCGACCGTGAAGATGACCGTCCCGTTGCAACTGACTTTGCCGAAGAGATACGCGGGTCTAACAACGTCAACAAAACAAGCCATATCGAGAATGCAGCCACGTCCGCAATCGGTAGGGCGCTTGCTGACTTTTCATTTGCCTCGTCAACCGACTGGACGAAACGCCCGTCGCGCGAAGAGATGCAGAAGGTGGAGAGAATGTCGGGAGATACGCACATTACCGAACCATCAAATCTCGCATCGGAGAAGCAACTGAACATGATCCGCGCGGTATGCAAATCCATCGGACGCACAGTTCCAAGCGGAATACAGGGCTGGACAAAACGCGAAGCATCGCAATACATCGATACAATCAAAAGCAACCCTCCTGCACCGGAACAAGAACCAGAGGAGGCGTTTTGATGCTTGACTTCTTCACATTCCTTGTCTCAATCTTCTCCATCTTCTGCCTTGGATTCATGTTGGGAAAAGACAAACAATGACCGTCTCGGAAAAACTATTCCAAGACCAAGTCATCAAAGTTGCACGAATGCAGCAATGGCTCGTGTTCCATGCATCACCCTCATCGCCTCGACCTGGAGTCTGGCGATCAGACGGTGCCGGATTCCCCGACCTTGTTCTTGTCTCAACATCTGTGCCATCTCGTGGAGTCATCTTTTGCGAACTGAAAACCGCCGAAGGGAAACTGTCACCCGAACAAGAAAAGTATGCGCGCTGCCTCATCAACGCAGGCATCGAGTATCACTTGTGGCGACCCCGCGACATTGACGTCATCGCTGACCGTCTCGGACGCAAAGGACGCGTCCAATGAGAACCCCCGTTCGTGTCATCCTCAGCTCTCAAGAAATGCGCACAGCCTGCATTGGAGGAGTTGAACGCAACCTAGACGCCACAGAAAACAACCAACGCCCCAACCAACCAGACCGCAAATACCACGAACAAAACTTCTTCCAGACGCACATCTTCGGAGCAATAGGTGAATACGCAGTCGCAAAACTCCTGGGAGCCGAATGGCAATGGGAACAACACGACAACGGATTCGACGTATTGAACTACCAAGTTCGATCAACAGAAAACCCCGACACCACCATCAAAGTCCGTCGACGCGACAACCCCGACCATAATTTCATCTTTTGCAAAGTCCGCGAAAACAGAGTCCTCATCGAAGGATGGATCACCGGACACGAAGTCATCGCCTACAATGACGAGATATTCCCCGACTGCTTCACCATCAAGGACTACCGCCTGTACCCCATCACCGACCTTCCCGAGTTTCCACAGATCCTTCCTGCGGGTTGTGAGATGTTCAAGGCAGGAGTCCCAAGAATGGGAACCGTCCGATGATTACCGTCGCCTGGTACATCCTCCTGATAAGTATCGGGTTAGCAATCCTTCAGGGAATCCGCAAGAACTAGGATGCCAACACAATTGAGAGAAGCAAGCCGACATCATCAGTTGCAGATGGTTCGTAGAACACGAGGGAACTCGGGTAGAGCAGTCTGCGTTGAAGCGACTGTGCAGCGTCCAAACGTCATAAATGTGAATGGTGACCGTCCAACGATGTCAAACATCCGGCAAC